GAGACTGTTGTTGAACAGCCTCGCAAAGGTTTGATGGCTAAAGGAGAGAAATAATGGCTAGTTGGTTTGGAAGTTTTGCTGGTGGCTTTGCCAAAGGAATGGTAGAGCAGCTCACAGAGAAAGAAAAAGAACAAGCTGCCATGACTGCAGCTAGTATCAAGAACATGTACCACAATGTTCAAGAGAAAAAGAAAGAGATAGCTAACCAAGCAGAGGAATACCGAGGTACTGTAAGTACACTAGGTTCCTTTAAGTTCAAAGATGGTACTAAGTTTGATGATAGACAACTTATAACTCTTGCTAGTAATCCAGAGATGGCTAAGAGTGTAATTAAACATCTACAAGATGATCCAGAACTCTCAGCAAGACTAACACCTGACTTCTTTAAAGCTGCAGAGAATGCACCAACAGGTGTTAAAGCTTCTGAGTATATGGACAAGCTGTTTAAAGTACAGGCTGCTGCCACAGACCAGACTAAAGAATTGTTTAACACTGCAGCTAAAGGCGGTAGCATTGTTGATAACTTGGCTGCTGGTAACGGATATGCACAAGCACAAAAAGCTGCTGCTGCCTATGGCATGACTCTTGAACAATTGGTTGGTTATCAATCTGTTAATACCAAGAGAACACCTGACATGATTGGTGATATAGACTACAGTAAGCTGGCTAAGACTAAAGGGTTTGATGATGTTGCTAGTCAGATCAAACTTGAATATTTTAATGCAGATACTGAAGAGGGTCAAAAACAAGCCGTTGCTAAACTCGCTAGGTTAAAGACTGCAGATGCAGCTATGAAGCTGGAAGGTAAGACAACCGAAGAAGATAAGAGAAGTAAGTTGGCTGATGAAGCTCAAGATCCTACAAAGAGTCCTCAAGAAAGAGCTATTGCAGCAGCATTGTTGCAACAGCGTATTAAGATGTTCTCTAATCCCAAAGAGAACAACGAAGAGAAAGTTACACAAGCTAACCTTATAACTGTTGCATCTAGAGGTTTTGCTTCCACACTTGAATCACTGGCTCCCGGTAAGTTTGTTACTTCAACAGACATGCAGGGTAACATCTCTGTTATGCCTAAGGGTATTGCTGATCCTCAGATGAAGGCAGCTTATGCTCAGGCTCGTAACGGAATCATCAATGAATTCACTTCACCAGATGGTAAGCCTAAGTCTGTTACAGCTAGAAACGCCTTGGTATCCATTGGTGTTCAATTTGATGCGGATGGTAAAGCAATTCCAGCTAAGCCTGAGAATGTATTGATGGGTGCTGTGCCTACACCAATTCCTTCTGATGCACCTGCTCGTGGTGGTCCTATGCAGCCTAAGCCAGCAACTCCAGCAGCTCCTGCTGCACCTACAGCATCGTCACTACCAAAGCCTAAGACTCAAGCTGAATATAATGCTATTCCTAAAGGAACAAGGTATATAGATACAGATGGTCTAGAAAAGATTAAAGGGTAATTATGGCTTTTGGTATTAATGACAAAGTAGTTGAAACACCCACAACTGGTTTTGGTGTTAATGACAAAGCAGTTGAAGCACCTACAGTTTCTTTCGGTGTGAATGACACTGTTGTAGCAAAAGCTACAGCACCTGCTGAGAAGCCACCAGAAGATCTAACTAAACCTGCCTTCCTTGCTCCTCGTCAAAGAGCTACAGCATTACAGGAAAGAGCAGCCAACATCCGCAAAGAAGAAGAACAGAAGATTCCTTTTGATGCTTTGTGGAAAGATGATAAAAACTTCAAAGTTATCCAAGACTATGCTGCTGCTAGATTTGGTAAAGAAGGTGTTCTTCTTGTCGGAGAAACAAAGCAAGACTTTGTCAATCGTTTTGCTACTCACATGAGGAGACTTGATTTTGGTAATGAAATCAATGCTGTTGGTGAACTCCAATATTTAAATAATGCTAAGCAAGAAGATGTCTTAAAAGCTGGTGCAGCTTATGACTTGTTTAAGAACACTGCTGGTGTGTTTGATGGACAGAACAGAGGACAGAAGGGATTCCGTCCAGTGATGGATGCCATCTCTAGTATTGTTAGTAGTCCTTCTACAGCATTGACACTTGGTGTAGGTAAAGTTGCTACCAGTGGTTTAACAAAACTAGTAGCAGAGAAGGGTACTAAAGCTGCTCTCACTTCTGCTAAGGGTGTAGGTATGGCTGCTGCTACTCCTGCTGTTGGCGGTGTCACCACTGCTGCTCAGGATGTGAATGCACAGAAGATTGAATTGAATGTAGCTCAGGCTGAATTGACTGAAGCTAAGAAGATTGATCCCACCACATTGGATGCTACAGGACAGGCTCTGTTAAAGACTTATGTTGAAGACAGAGAGAAGAAGCTAGAAGGTGGTGTTAGTGGTAAGAGAGTAGCATTGGCTGGTGCTATTGGTGCTATCACTGAAACAGCAGAGGTGTTACCTTTCTTGCGTGGAGCAGGTAAAGGAAAGGTTAGTCAGTTAGATGACATCCTTAAAGCTAGAAAGCCAGCAGCAGGTGAGCCTAAGACACCAGAACCAAAGGTTGAAGTAACAGCTAAAGACTCAACAGAGAAGGCATTAGAAGATGCCTACGATATCTTTGAAGGAAGAAAGCTTCTTGATGCTCAAGGTCAGCCAACATCTGTAGCTCAGATGGAAGTTAGAAACGATCTTAATAAGAGAGCCACCCTCATTGCTCAAGACATTTGGAAACAAATTCCAGAGCTTGCTCCACAGAAAACAGAGAAAGTGTCTGATGCTATTAAGCGTACACTGGAATCTGTAGACACATTTGATGATGTTGTATTTGAAAGAGCCTTGGCCTCTGCTGATGTAACACCCGATGAATTTGCTAAGATGTTTAGAACATCCGCAGGTGATGCTGCTCGTTCTTTGCAAAGCTTATCTGTTGTTGCTCGTCTACAAAACAAACTAAAGAACATTGATCCTGCTGCTGCTGCAGAATTGAATAAGATGTATGGCGATAGAAGTGCCATCACTTCTGCCTTCACTGGTGTCAGAGATCTAGGCATGCGTTTAGATAGAGAGCTGAAAGCCTTGATGGTTTCTCAGCTTGCTACTACCATTCGTAACGCCTTCTCCGGCATCTCTGTAGTTACCTTCGGCACTGCTGCTGAAACAATTGAATCTGCTTTATATCGCATGGGTAAGACAGCAGGTGAACTAGCTACAGGTAAGCCAGTAACTGGTTCATTCACTGGTGGTCTTAAAGGTGTATACGATGATGCTGTTCGCTCTGCTTTCTATTTAGGACAGAGAGACTTATCTGCTGAAGTAACAGAAGCTTTGTTGAATGGTACGCCAGCTTTGTATAGGAAGATGATTAAGACAACAGGTGAAGCTGGTCCTAATGATCTGTCTAAAGTGGCACAGATGGCTAACACATTCAATGTGGCACAAGATGCTTTCTTCCGCAAGGCTATGTTTACTTCTTCAGTGGAGAAGCAGCTTAGCCGTGTTGGTATTGACATGTATGATGTATTAGCACAAGGTAAGCAAGTACCTTTTGATGTGTTACAGAATGCTGTCAATGAAGCCCTCAGCGGTACATTAAGTAAGATGCCTACCAAAGGCCCAATGTTCCATGCTGTCAAGTTCATTGAAGAGCTTGGACCTATTGGCTCTACAGTGATTCCTTTCCCACGCTTCATGGCTAATGCTATGGAGTGGACATATAAGCACATGCCTACTGGTGTGTTATCTGGAAGCACAGACATTGCTGCTGGTCTCACTAAGATGGCTAAAGGTGAAGCTGACATGGGAACTAAGCAAGTCACGATGGGGCTTGAGAACCTCTCTAAAGGTGCTGTAGGCACTGCTGCTTTGTATGCTGCTTATAAATACAGAGAACAGAACCAAGATACAGAATGGTACAACAGTAAGAACCCTGATGGATCTACTGTAGATATGAGAGCCTTGTTCCCTGCTGCTCCTTTCTTGGCATTAGCAGATTACATTGTCAAATTTAACAAAGGTAGAACAGACGAGTTTAAGGCTAAAGAATTCTTAGAAGCCATGACAGGCTTTAAAGCACCAGCAGGTACATACTCATGGCTTGGTGATAAGTTTGCTGAGGCTCAGGCTAATGCTGCTACTGGTGAAGACACAGCAGATAACAAAGTTAAGACCTTCTTTGGTGAATGGATGGGTGAGTACTTAGGTAGAGCACTTGTTCCAGTACAGCAAGTTAGCGACATCCTTGGTGCAATGGATCGTAATGAGACACTGCCTAGAGATGCTTATCAGATTCCAGCAGGTGAGGAAGGATTTGGTTCTTCATTTAAACAACAGTTGATGAAGCGTACTCCGGTACTCAAGCAAGAGCTGCCTGTGTATCAACCACCACTGAGAGAAACTGCAGCCTTCAATGACAACGGTCCATTGAAGATGTTGTCTGGTATTGCCATTAAAGGTACTCCTTCTGCTCTTGAAGAAGAAGTTATTAGACTTAAAGTACCCGGTAATAAAATCTTCACTAGCACTGGCGACAAGATTGTTGATGCTGATGCCCGTAAGATTATGGCTCCTTTGGTTAATGAACAGTTTGACAATCTTAAGAAGACAGACTTCTATGCTAATGCTAGTCAAGACTTACAGAAGATTGCTCTTCAGAATCTGATTAACTTTGCACAAAGAACAGCCAAAGAGATTGCTACTAACAAAGATGAAGCAGCAGCTTATACTGCGGGTAAGCAGCCTCGTCTGTACGAAGTACAATATTCTAAACTTGCTCCAGAACTTAAGCGTGTTGTTGCTGAGGTTTACCAACAGCAGCAAGGTAAAGACTTAACTACATCTAAAGACTATGCCACTGCACTAGCTTATGCTGAAGCTATGAAAGCTTTGCCCGGCTATGCTGCTGGTGGTTTGGTTAAGATGCAAGTGGGTGGAATAGCAGCTAAGATTATTGGTGAAACTGCTGAGACAGCTTTGAAGAAAGGTGCTACATCTCTGAGTGAGATTGTAGCTAAGCATTCTGTTGCTCCTGTTGTAGAACAAACAGCACAGGCATTAGCTACACCTGCTTCTGCTATGGCAAAGAAGCCATATGTTAAAAACAAATATGGTCCTGCTGTATCTGAGCCTAAGCCAGTGGATGTTGAGATGGAGAAGCTGGTATCAGATGCTGAAGCCACATTCACTCCACCACCTAAGCCTGAACCTGAAGTGGTTCCAGAGATTAAGACAGATCTTCCTATGGAAGCACCTGCTCCTATGACTCCTTATATGAAGGGGATAGCTGAGGGTGATTTAAACAAAGCCAAGTATGGCTTTAGCAGAGACTCTGACATCATTTCAGACTTTGAAGTTAGACAGAATACATTGACAGCTATTAAGCAAATGAGAACAGATGCTTTTGATAAGCTGATTGAGATGCCTAATGTGTCAGGTAAGATTGAGGATGATGTTATTGCTGTAGCTCAAGGTGAATACAGAGCAGCTAAAGGTAAGGAAGTGGATGTTAATGATCCAAAAGCTGTAGAAGATTTTGTTTCATTCTCTATGCCTTTACAGGAAAAACTAAATAAGCTTAGAGAAAAATATAAAGATAGACCACCTAAAGTGCTTTATCATGGTACAGAATATAACGCAGACGATAGAGTTGCTAAAGGATTTTTTGATCCTCAAACATTGCCTGAAGATATGGCGGGACAGCGAGAACTCAAAGTAGGAGCAACTTCTTTTACTGATGATGCTCGCTTCAACTATGCTAACACTAGCTTTGGTGGAACCAGTCCTGAGAACATTGTTCAAACAACTATCCCATATGCTGACTATGAATTTAGACGAATCAATATGTCTAGAGATCAGTATAAGAAAACAAAGATAGCACAGGATATGTCTCTTGGTGATATGAATACTATTGCAAGATCTATTACTGGATCTCCAACAGTGGCTCGTCCTCTAGGTCTTCCTAGATCTATTGGCATGCGGGAGTCTGAAGATTCTTTTGTAGAAAGTGAGAAGCTTGCCATCACTAGAAACATGTATGAGACAGAGAAGAAAACTCCCTTGTTTAAACAACAAGAAGATTTCTATAAAAACTCATTTAAGAATCTAAAAGAATTAAGAAACAATTTTCTATCCCCAGAATCCTTAAAGCCGATCAAAAAAGGTGGGGTAGGTAGTGAAGAAGTACAGGCATTAAAAGCTTATCGACTTATTAGAGGACTCATTAGAAATGAGTTTACAGAATCTGGTGGTAAAGCAACTACTCAAGCTGGATTTAAACCAATAGTCACTAGTAATCAAACAACAGCCTCTAGATTAAATAGACTGGCTAAATATTCACATGAATTCAAAATGACTTTATCTGACTTTATCCCTGAGGTTATTGAGTCGTTAGAAAGAGTGGGCAGTAAAGATAAAGCTGAAGCTCTTAAAGTATTAGAACAACAGTTTAATGTGCTGCGTAAGGAACCTATTAGCTCTGATGTTCCTAATGCTGAGATGTCTTCTGCTGTTAAGAATGAAATTAAAGCAGTAAATAATATTAGAGACTTGGTAGGTGGAACCTACAGAGATAAAGAGAATAAGAAAAGAATCGGCTTAGCTAAAGGAGGTCTAGCTAGCCGTAGAACGGTTTAAATATTAAACCTGTGGTATGCCTATCAGGAATCGAACCTGAAACGAAAGCTTAGAAGGCTTTTGTGATATCCTTTTCACCATAGGCATATCGTTATTATTTATATCTATCTAGATTATCGAAGTAGGCTCTATCAAAGCCACGCTGCCACTCCTTACCAGCCACTGACACCGGATCATATTGATTAACAATCCATCCGTGTCTAAAGGCTTTATATCCCTGCTCAAATTGAATACGCAGTGGAGCAGAACGCTCTGGTTTATAGCTCATGGTTTCTCCTTCAACTTAGAAATCTTAAGATTGTAACAATCAGATTTTACTACATATCCATTGCTACCATCTACATCACCCTTCTTCATAAACACAGCATCTTCCATATATTGCTGCTTATTATATACACCTAAATACCATCCTACAGTGAAGGTGTTCTTCACCCTAACAAAACAATAGTAGTCACACTTCTGTTTTGTATTGAGTGCAGCGATGGAGCAATCGTATGTTTCTAATGGAGCCACACTTGTTTGTTTTGTCTTAACATCCACAGTGGTTCCATTGTCTAAGACTAAGTCATAGTCAT